GGCAGCAATCTGTAGATAGACTGCCGCCTTGAGAGCGAACCAAAAATGGTCTAGATACGACCTTCTAATTTGTCTGAGGTGAGGAAGCATTCATTATTTATTCTTCGACAAAAATAGAAGACCAGGTACGCAACTTATCTTCTTTCAGTTTCGAGAATCGAATAACTTCTTTCTCACGCAACAGGCCACGGGTAATCATTAGATTGACCATGCACAGAAGGTCGCCAACTTCTTCTTCGAGCCGTTCTTGATTGGTCACGCCGTGATACATTGCCGTGGTGCCAAACCGCATCGACTTACTGATTGCTTGAATTACTTCAGCACATTCTTCTTGCGTAATGTGCATGATTTGCTTTTGCTTGTCGTTCATAGTGTGTTTAGATATTCAAAAAGTTTAAACTCGGCTTCCGTTTCATCAACTGCGAGAATCGTAAATGTAGCCGTTCCGTTTATGATTCGTACCTTATATGGTACTCTACCATTGAAACTGAAGTCTTCGGGTATTTCAATTGTGATATCGTGATAACTTAGTTTCTTGATTCGTTCAATGATAGGAGTCACATTAGGATAACTCACAGTTCAAGTGCCATAGGGTAAACAGTATCTCCAATCTCACCCTTCAAGAAAGAATTGAAGGCAATGCTGATTCTAGGTTTTCCTGTCTCTACGGTATCTACTGTATGACTTAGTGAAGATGGAAAAACTAAAATTTTACCCGTAGCAATGGGAGTTTGTACCGATATTGCAGTAAAAATATTTGTGTCGTCTGATGCAATACGAATTTGTTGGTAAGTGTCGTTGTAAAAATTTATCGAATCGCGAGTTTCATCAACATCGATGTACAAAACACCAGAGAGAAAGCTGTTTGGATGATTGTGTTTGTGATGATGTTGTCCAGGATGCGTCACATTAATCCATGACTGTGTAATATAGGGAATGACTTTGTTCTTTGGCCTATAAACCTGAAACACGAAATTGGTCAGTACATTAACGCAAACGTGTCGAAGATCCAACAAGTTTTCGTCTTCAAGTACATTTTGATTTTCCGAGATCCAGTTGCCAACATTCATTCGAGAGTTTTTACTGAGTCTATCGATTGCTTCAATTTCTTCATCGTAAAAACTCCTACCAATGTGAGTTTCCATCATCGGCGTTGGAAACAGTCCATGCAATCTAGCTTTAACAAGTTGATTTTCCATATCAACTTTGAGTTCTTCGTCAGACATTTTCACCCCATTCAAAAGATATCGCAATTAATGCGTATAATACAGTAAACATAAAAAGTAAACTGGCAATGTATGTATAGTCAAATAAAAGAAACACCAGGGATAACATTGACCCTAGTGCCAATAAAAACACTCTCAAATTATCAGACAAAATTCATTTCACTCCAAAATATTCTTTCAGTTTAATTTCAATTGTTGCTATGGCCATCATCCAAGACATGTCGCCCTCTGCTGTCGCAACAGCAGTCGTGTCAGGATTTTTCTTCAGGTCTTGTATGACCGACATAACATCATTGTACATCAACCGAGCAAATATCTCGGCAAACTGTTCTGGTGTGTTTACTGTTACGTTTTCAGCGGACTTTTTTAATTGGCTCAGCCGTTCATTCATCTTTATGCCATGTATTCTTCGACCAGTTCCTTACCAATCTTTTCTGCTTCGATTTCCCAAGGTTGTTCAGCGTAGGGAATCTCGCGAGCGTTGACGGGAGCACCACGCCAGTAACTCATCTCTTCGTTCAACTCGCCACGAACATACTGACGGACATGAACCATTTCGTGAGCAATCGTTTCGAGAAAATCTCTTTCTTCAAGCCCACGCTTCAATTCAATCAGAAAGTCGCGAGGCTTACCGGCTGCGTTGTAGTCTTCAACCGCAACCAGACCAAATACTTCGAAGTTCTTGACCTTGCGAATGCGAATACCAAGATTACGCATCATTGCACGACCAAAAAGACGTTCCGCAAAGAACAGAATCGCCTTTTCTTCTTTCTTCGAGATAGGACCACTAATCACCATGACTTTAGTATATCACAGCCATGGTGGTTGTCAAGCGTTTTTTAGCAGGGAATTTCTTCTGAAGCGTCTTGCGCCAGAATATAGTTGATGTACAGACAAGCATCATCTTCATTGGTGAAGTATCGAATGATTGTCTGACCGGTGATGGATGATACGAACAGCAATAGAATGTTGCCTTTGTTTTCAGAGAACTTAATAATCCAATGGTTTCGCATGACCGGAAACCAGGTTCGCGTGTTCATCTTGATTTCTTGATATTTTGTAAGTTTTGAGGATTGCTTTTTCATACATTAGTATGTATGTTTCTGCAATCCTCAGAGTTTAGATTACTTACCGAACTTGAATGTATCGAACTTGAAAGCCTTGTTGACATTGTACAGTTCTTCCAATGCACCGGCAACTGCCTTTGCATATGCGGTTTCTGCATCAATCAGGGCTTGAAATGGTGCGCGAATCTTTTCATCGGTGATTACTGACGAAAGAACCTTCGATTTGGTTTGTTGAACATTGTCGATTGCGACTGTAAAATTACCAAACATGTTTATCTCCTTTAGACGATTGTAAATGTGACCTTTTCAGCGTCACAAAGTATTTAGACATTTTATGTTGTGCTGCACAAGAAAAGAGGTAAAGATGATACTATTTTTCCGGTTCTTCATTGCCAGACTTATAAGTATCGGTGCTCCGGTTGATTGATAAACTCTTTAGCTGATCCTTCCTGACTCTAACTGATACCCACTCATTGTAGTATTCTTCTTTCAGTAGAACATCGCGATTGAAAATTTCCCAAGTTTCAAGATAACTTAATTCACTTTTGGTCTTACAAAGATGCAAAATCTCTCTGGTATAATTCTGTTCGCCTTGCTGTTTTACCTCTTCAGCCAGAGTTTGATTGGATCCCCAGTAATCTCTCCAGTCACTTTCAACTCTAAATCTTCTTTTCTTGCCGTTGACTTGTTTGGTCTTGGCTCTGGTCAATAACTTCTTTCCAATATACTTCTTGCCTGTCGGTATGTGCGTGATTATGTACACAAAACCAATAATTTTGTCTTCGATTTCGCTCGGATTGAACTCTTCTTTGGTGTTGTGAAATAGCCACACTAAAAGTCCTCGTCTTCGTCCACGTTTTGATACTCTGAGTCGAGCACAATGTATGAACCACAGAATGGACAATATTGTGGGTCATCTTCAACTGTTTCACTATTGAAACGAACTACAAATTCTGAATCACATTCGTCGCAAGTGTGGTGTAATGCTGATGAAAGATTTTCCATATTTTACCTTTTCTTATGATAAATGGCAGGATTTCTCCTGCCATTTTGAGGTATTACTTATTACATGCCAATCCAAGACTTTACCTTGTCTACGACAGGTTTTGCCCATTCTGGTTGTGGGAAAACCCAACCAACAACTGCGCCAACTGCAAACCAAAAGATTGTTGATAACATTTAAATCTCCTTGTTTTATGCTGCCTTGCCCCATACATCATTCCAAGAGCCAGACAATGCACCTTTAGCATAATCAGTAGCACGGTTCTCAAAGAAGTTTGTGTGAACCGGACTGTTAATCATTTCTTCTACCCATGGCAGAGGATTACGCTTCACTTTGAAAATACCTTTCAGACCAAGAGAAATCAGTCTGCGGTCAGCAATGTATCGAATGTACTTCTTTACATCTTCAGCAGTCAGATTTTCCATCGGTCCCATGTTAAATGACAGGTCGATAAACTTGTCCTCAAGTTCAACCATTTTCTCTGCAATAGTATAAATCTTAGACTTCAATTCATCATTCCAGATATCACGGTTCTCTTCGATGTAGGTGCGGAACAACTTAATCATGGACTCTGTGTGCATCGTTTCGTCAACGATAGACCATGTAATGATTTGACCCATACCCTTCATTTTGCCATGCCGAGGGAAATTCAATAACATGATGAATGAAGAAAACAATTGCAGGCCCTCGGTAAATGCTGAAAAGACTGCAATGTGTGATGCGGTTGATTCTTTAGTGCCATTCTTCGATGAAAGTTCTAAAACATATTCGTGTTTATCTCTCATCTCTTGATATTCAAGAAACTCATTATAGGTCGACTCTGGTAGACCAAGAGTCTCAATCAGATGCGAATATGCAGCAATGTGAAGTGCTTCACGCGCTGCAAAGCCCAGAAGCATCATACGAACTTCTGGTTGTGGAAAGTATGGCAGATAGTTCTTAACATAACCACCGGCAACGTCAATGTCGCCTTGCGTAAAGAAACGAAAGATGTTTGTAAGAAACTGTTTTTCCTCTTTCGTCAGTTTCTTTTTCCAATCTTTAACATCTTCGACCATTGGAACTTCTGTGTGTAACCAATGTGATTGTTCGTGTTTGAGCCACTGGTCATACGCCCA